AACTCATTCAATACGTTTATCGGGCAGGGTCAGCCCTTTTACGCTACTGTTAACCCGCAACAATCGGGCTTGCAGATCACAAACAGCACGATTGACAGCACGACAATCGGCGCTAATACCCCGTCTACTGGGGTTTTTACCAATATTCTGACTACAACAGGGCAGATTTCCACTGCGCCTTCAAATAACATTGATATTGTCAATAAAGCCTACGTTGACGCTATCGCCCAAGGCTTAAACCCTAAAGCGGCTGTCAAATGCGCTACGACTGCGAACATTACGCTGTCTGGCTTGCAGACCATTGACACTTATTCGGTGCAAGTTGGCGACCGAGTATTGGTAAAAAATCAAACTACTGCCTCGCAAAACGGCATTTATGTTGCGGCATCGGGCGCATGGGTTCGATCAACCGACATGGATATTTGGGCAGAAGTGCCAGGCGCTTATACCGTTGCTCTATATGGTTCTGTGAACGCCAATACAAGTTGGGTGTCAACTTCGGCTGATACTGGAACGATTAACGTCACTCCAATTACGTTTGTTCAGTTCTCAGGCGTAAACACTTATTACGCTGGCACAGGTCTAACCCTTGCGTCAAACACTTTTAGCATCACAAACACAGGCGTGACCGCTTCGACTTATGGTTCAGCGTCTAGCGTCCCTGTTTTGGCGATCAATGCACAAGGTCAAGTAACAAGCGCAACACCTACCTCAATTGCCATTGCCGCCTCGCAAATCACATCAGGAACTATCGCTAGTTCATTGATTTCAGGCTCTTACACAGGCATTACAGGCGTTGGAACACTTACGGCAGGTACATGGAACGCTTCAACAATCGGAGTTCCCTATGGCGGCACAGGCGCAACATCCCTAACTGGATATGTGAAAGGGACTGGCACGAGCGCTTTGACAGCGGTGACTTCAATCCCAAATACGGACATTACTGGTTTGGGGACAATGAGCACACAGAACGCCAATTCTGTGGCTATAACTGGCGGGACGATTTCAGGGCTTTCTAGCCCTATCTCCGTGGCCTCTGGCGGCACAGGTGCGGCTACCCTATCAGGATATGTATTCGGTAACGGTACAAGCGCTTTTACGGCTTCTTCGACCATTCCTAATACAGCAATCACTGGCTTGGGAACAATGTCAACCCAAAACGCCAACTCTGTGGCGATTACGGGCGGGACAATTAACGGTGCGTCTATCGGTGCGACCACTCGATCATCTGGCGACTTCACTACTTTGTCGGCTAATTCTGTTACCAGTACAACGCCAGTTTTGTCGTTCAATGCTTCCAACTCTATTGCTTCTTTTGGTAGCACAACCGCCAACTCATATAACCAGCTTGTTATTCAAAACAAGAGTACATCTGCTTTCGCTTCAGCCAATTACGTTATCTCTAACGACATAGGTACAGATTCATCGTATTACGGTGAGTTTGGCATGAACTCATCTACGTTTAGTGCGTCAACTCCTTCTGATTTTTACTCTATCAACAACGGGGTTTATTTTTCTGGTCACGATGGAGACATTACTTTTGGGTCTGGCAACGGATATAAAAGCTATTTTGCTTGGGGTTCAACAGGCCAATATGCTCATGTAATCAACAGTTCAGGCGCTCTTGGTTTTTCAACAAACCTTGGAACAACTCCTGCATTAAGCGGAACAACAGGCTACGGAACTTCTGGTCAAGCCTTGGTGACAGGCGGTTCAACCGCTGCTCCAGCATGGGGTGTGGTCGGCATTAATGGAGGCGGTACAAATGGAACGGCTACTCCTACTGCTGGCGCTATTGCCTACGGCACTGGTACTGCTTACGCATTTACTGCTGCTGGTTCTACTGGACAAGTCTTAACCTCAAACGGTTCAGGTGTTCCTACATGGAGTAGCGCAGGCACATCTATTACGTTAAGTGACGACACAACCACTAACGCCACTCGTTATCCGTTGTTTGCTGCGGCAACATCGGGAACTGTATCAACTGAGTACACAAGCTCCACCAAGTACCAATACAACCCTTCCACTGGTGTATTAACAGCCACAGGGTTTAGCGGCTCAGGCGCTTCTTTGACAAGCCTAACCGCTGGTAACTTGACAGGCACAATTCCAAGCGGCGTTTTGGGCAACTCTACGGTCTACATTGGCACGACAGCTATTGCGCTTAATCGAGCAAGCGCCAGCCAGACCCTGACAGGCACAAGCATTGACGGTAACGCTGGAACTGCGACCACAGCCACCACAGCGACTAACGCAACAAACGTAGCAATTACTGATGACACTAGCACAAACGCTACTTTTTATCCCACTTTTGTAAGCACATCTTCAAGCAATCAGGCGGTAGAAACATCGTCTACAAAATTAAAATACAACCCTAGCACAGGAACATTAACGTCAACAATTGTTCAGTCTGGCACACAAGCTAACTACATTCAATCCACAGGTGCTGCGACAACTTTTGAACCAACAATTACAGCGGCAGGTAGCGATACAAACGTAGCTTTGGCGATCAAAACGCAAGGCACAGGCGCTATTGACCTAGCTGCTGGCTCTAGTGGTGTGAATATTAGTAACGGTGGTACTGTTACGGCGTTAACCGTTACTGCTGGCGGTGGTTCATATACATCAATTCCAACACCAACAATTACTGTTCCAACAACCGCTGGTGCAGTGCAAGCCACAGCCTCTTGTAATATGTTATTGGCAAACACGCCAACCGTGACAAGTGGCGGAACAGGATATTCAGTCAATGATGTTTTGACAATTTCGGGCGGTACTTTTTCTGCGGCTGGACAATTAACTGTTACCGCTGTTTCTGGTGGCGTAATTACTGCGGCTACTATTTCTGCCTATGGAACTTACACGGTACTTCCAAGTAGCCCAGTTTCTGTGACAGGTGGTACAGGCACAGGCGCAACATTTACTGTAACTTGGGGTGTTCGCTCTTTAAACATTACAGCCGCAGGCTCAGGTTATGTTGAGCAACCCACCGTATCTTTCAGCGGAGGCGGTGGTGGTTCTGGTGCTGCTGCTTATGCTACTGTGGGCGGAACAACTATATTTAAAACCATCGGTGGCGTTAATTATTTCAATACTCCAGGCGGCACTCAATTTAGTTATGCTGATAATGCTGGCGCAACAACAACTGCTTGGTGGGGGGCAATAGGCTCTACTACTGTTGCGGATTTTAGAACTCAAGGCGGGGGTGTAACTGCTGGTGCTTTTACTACACAAACTTCAGTTCCATTAATTTTCCGTACAAACTTTACTCAACAATTTGCCGTAGCCCACACATCATCTGCTGTTAACTATGTACAAGTAACAGGGTCGGCTACTGGTGTATCTACACAAATTACAGCACAAGGAAGCGATAGCAGCATTTCTTTGGCAATGTCATCTAAAGGTGGCGGTTCGTTAAGATTTTTTACTAATAACGTAGCTCAAGAACAATTTAGAGTTGCCCATACTAATAATGCTGTTAATTTTTTAAACGTAACTGGTTCTGCTGCTGGCGCTGCTCCTGTACTTTCAGCCCAAGGCACAGACACAAACATAGACCTAACCCTAACACCAAAAGGAACGGGTGTTGTTCGTGGTCAAGGCGTTGCCGTAAGTTCTGAAAACGGCATATTCTTGAGCAAGCAAACAGTTGCCACAAGCATGACTGTTGCTGCTGGATATTCTGCTATGTCATCAGGCCCAATTACAGTGGCAAGCGGTGTTACAGTTACTTTGTCCAGCGGTTCACGTTGGGTTATTTTGTAAGGAAAATCATGGCACTTCAAAAATCAATCGACACAGACTTTGGAATTCCTGCGGCCTATTGGAACATTGGCGCAGTCCAAGAAGATTTCAAAGGTCGTGGCACAGAAGTCACCTTTTACGGCTACGCATCCAAAGAAGCTCGTGAAGCTGGCAAGCAACCGTTGTCGGCTGGCAAAGTGCAAATTGCTGGTGACGAATACGTTGCTGGTGCTGATCGTGCTTCTTTGTACGCCATTATTAAACAAAAGCCTGAGTTTGAAGGCGCAACAGATTGTTAAGGTAAATCATGGCATACGGTTCAGCTTTAGTAGATACCATTCAATCCAGTACCACAGGAACACCTCCGCAGTTCAACGATGGGTCTGGTACTCAGATTGGTACGCTGTGCCGTGCTTGGGTTAATTTTACAGTTTCAGGTTCTGCTTGTACTTCACTCGCATCTTTTAATGTGTCAAGCGTTACATATAGTAGCGCTGGTGTTTATGTTGTGAACTTTACAACGGCGCTGTCAGATGCCAACTATTCCGATGTTGCAACTTGCACTCAAGGCGGCACAGGATATATAGTAGCTGGCGGCACAAGAGCAACTACTACTTGTCAATTAAAAACATTTAGTGTGGCTGGAAGCGCAGCAGACGCTACTGGCGTTCAATTTGCTGCTTTCCGTTAAGGGCTAACAATGACTTGCATTATTAACGCATCAACCACAAACAACCTTCAGATTAGTTCTGATGGCTCTGGCATTGTTAAAGTTCAATCTAACGGCGTGACCACCAATGCTTTGGCGTGGATAAACTTTAATGGAAGTTCTGGAGCAACAGCATCAAGAGCAGCTTATAACGTTAGTAGCGTAACAAGAAATTCAACTGGTCTTTATACTTTGTCGTTTACAAATTCTTTAACAGATGCAAACTATGTAATTTGCGGTTCAGATTCTTATCTTTTAAACGCAAACGGAGCATCTGGTGGGGTTGTAAGTTTTATAAACAAAGCAACCTCATCTGTTCAAATTATTACTAACTCGGCCAATACTCCACAAGACTCTATTGCTGTGGATATTGCAATTTTTGGAAACTAAAAAGGAATCATCATGGCAAACGTAATCATCTACACCAACACAAGCGGTAATGTTTCAGTCTGTGTCCCCACAGGAGAATTGCCAATCCAAGAAGTTTTGACAAAAGATTGTCCTACTGGAGCAATTATTGTTGACGATAGCACCCTGCCCAACGCAGACGGTGACTTCTTCAACTCATGGGAGCTGGCCAACGGCGCAGTGACAGTGAACATGACCAAGGCTATTGCCCAACAGCAAGCCAACCTGAATGCGCTGGCCAAGGGCGAAGCAAGCCATCGTGCAACAAACACAGGCGCTGGTATTTCTAACAAACTGGCTGATTCTGATTGGTTAGCATTGTTGACCACAGCCCGTACAGCAATTGCCGCTGCAACCACTACGCAAGGCTTGCGTGATGCTATTGCACCTGTGCAAGATGCTATTACCGCTAACGCTTGAGGTGATTTATGACAATGGTTCTTGATGGAACACAAGGCTCGTGTGGGCCTTACGATTACCAAACGCCTTCAACTGGTTTTAGTTATACATTGACAGCGCCAGTTACCCTGTTTAACCCATCGGGAACATTGGCAACAGGCACAGTCATTATGCCTGCATCGCCCACAGACGGGATGCAAGTGCGTGTTGCTTCAACTCAAATTATTACGGCTTTGACAATGAGTGCTAACACAGGTCAAACATTGTTAAACGGTCTCTCAGCGTTTACGGCTGGTGGATTTGCGCTTTATATGTACAAATCATCAAACACGACTTGGTACAGAATAGGATAAATCATGCAATTCAACTGGAAAATTTCAGAAGTAAAAGCTACAGATGGTTTGATTACAGAAGCCAAGTATCACATTACTGCGGTGGATGGTGATTATTCTGTGGATACTGAGGGAAATTGGCGGTTTGGCGACCCTGTTTTGAACAAGCCTTACACTGAAGTCACCGAGGAAGATGTGATTAATTGGGTAAAAGAAGATGCTACCCAACATGGCGAAAATATCATAGAATCACGCCTAGCGCAACAGCTTGCCAACATGGAAAAGAAAACCGTGTTGCCGCCTTGGGTTGCCCAAGTTTTCACACCAAATTTGGGTTAAATCATGGCTGTACCATTTGACATCATTAGCAGAGCATTAAAAGACATCGGCGCTTTGGAAGCAGGGGAAACCCCTACTCCAGAAGCCGCCGCAGATGCTTTTGATATGCTCAACGATATGATTGACCAATGGTCAAACGAAGATATGATGGTTTTCTACAAAACCGAAATCGTATTTCCGATTGTGCCTGGTCAAACGCAATACACGATTGGCCCTACTGGTAACATTAACGCCAGCTTTACAGGGTCTATCACTGGCAACGTTTTGACCGTCACAGGCATCAACTCTGGCGCTATCAACCTGAATCAGTATCTTAGTGGCTCAGGTATTACCGCAGGAACACGCATTGTTGGTTTCCTGACAGGCGCAGGCAACAACGTGAACGAAGTTGGTACATACCAATTGAACGTCAGCCAGACCGTTGCATCCACCACAATCACAGGTTATTACGAGCGCCCATTGGCGATTGATTCGTCTTTTGTACGTATTAACACTAATTCCAATGGTGTGCCAATTGTCAATGGTGGTTTAGATTACCCTGTTGCAATCTTGAATCTTGAAGATTACGAGATGATCGGTCTTAAAACGCTGAATGGCCCTTGGCCTAAAGCTGTTTACTACCAACCAACCGAGATTCTTGGGAATATTTATGTGTGGCCTAACCCTTCGCAGGGTGAGATGCACATTTTTGCCAATCAAATATTTGCTCGATATAACACTTACTTTGACAACTTAGCATTGCCACAAGGCTACACAAACGCCTTGCGCTGGTGTTTAGCTGA